CGCAACATCCAACACCGGCACGGCTGCATCAGTGCCCGGTGGCGGCGGCGGTGGTTCTAATCAAACGGCAGTTGCCAGTGGTGCTGGCGGCGCTGGCCTCTGCATCGTCTACATCTGGTGATGGCTATGAATTACGCAATCATCGAAAATGGCATCGTCATCAATGTCGCCGTCTGGGATGGCGAGGCGTCATGGCAACCACCTGAAGGTTGCGATCTGGTGCCGCTGCAGGATGGCGCAGGTATTGGCTGGGGATATGTAGACGGCAGCTTTGTGGCGCCTGAAATCCCAGAAGCAGTAGAGTAGGCCATAAAGGACTGCTCCAGCAATGGCTGACCGTAAGATTTCGGATCTGACAGCACTGACTGCACCAGCGGCTGGTGACTACCTGCCCATCGTTGACATCAGCGAGGTTGCTGCTGCCAGTAAGAACAAGCGGATCACCATCGAGGAGTTGTTCCGTGGTACGCCTGACGGTACTGCCGCTGCACCTGCCATTGCACCTGAGAGCGATCCCAACACTGGCATTTATAGCTCTGGTGCCGACCAGCTAAGTATCGCCACCAATGGCACCGAACGCCTGCGCATTGACTCCAGCGGCAGGCTCTTAGTTGGTACGTCTTCGACTGCTAGCGCAGGTGGTAGTCAATATGCAAAACTACAAGTTAAAGGCAATACATTTTCGGATTCCGGCGGTGGTGTTATCAGTGTTCTTTCTGGAACAACGACTCCTGCAAGTGGTGTCAGTGTTGGGGCGGTACTATTTGCAGGAACAACGGGTAACGAGTTTGGTCGAATTGACTGTATAGCCGATGCGGCCACCGGAGCAAGTGACTACCCAGGCCGCCTAGTGTTCTCCACTACGGCAGACGGGGCGGCTAGTCCTACGGAGCGGATGCGGATTACGTCCGACGCTTACGTCCGGCTTGCTTCTGGCACGGGCGGCATCCAGTTCAACGGCGACACCGCCGCAGCTAACGCACTGGATGATTACGAGGAGGGGACATTTACTCCCACGATTCTTCAAGGTATAACTTCTCCTGTTTACAATGCAGGCAACACCCGTGGGACTTACCGCGTAATTGGAAGGCAGGTATTTTTCAGCCTGCGAGTCACGCTTACTGGTGGTACCGCTGATGCCAATCAATTGCGAGTTGGCGGTCTTCCATTCAATCCTGCTTTATCAATTGAATTTCGAGTCATTCATGTTGGCCTGTTCCAGACTGGGGCATCAAGCACTCCTGTTCACGCGGTAGGAGCCAATTCAACGGCCTATATGGATATAGTTGATAGTTCCGATAGAACCATTGTTACAGGTAACGAGGCAACCAATGTTCTTGACCTGCAGATTACAGGGGCTTTTCCAATTTAATGGCCCGCAACTCGGCTTAAAACTACGACCCATCTAAACCCGTCTCCGGCAGTCGCCGGTCCCTAAAATGGCTCTCACTAAAGAAATTGTTATTGACAAGATTGAAGTGCTGGAAAGCAACGCAATCCAGGTCCGCCAAGTCACCCGCGTTCTGGAGGATGGCGAAGTGCTGTCCTCTTCTTATCATCGCCATGTGCTCCAGCCTGGTGATGACCTGACCAATGAAGACCCGAAGGTGGTTGCAATTGCCACCGCTGCGTGGGCTGAGTAGTCACCTTCTCTAGCGTGTTCCTGAACGGCAGCTTTTCCTTGTAAAACCGGAACATCCTGCCAGTTTTACCCGCACGGGAACACCCAGTAGTCTTTGACGTTACTGGCCCACACACCTACACTGTCACAAAACCCACGGATTTATGCCTACCGCAACGCCCACCACCACCACCGTCACCTGGAAGATCGCTCAACTGGAGCGCGAAACCAGCGACGGCTTCGTTTTCGTGGCCCACTACACCGTGGACGCCAATGACGGCACCTACAGCGCAGGTGCGTATGGCTCGATTGGTTTTGAGCGTCCTGCAGAGGATGCCCTGATCCCCTTCGCTGACCTGACCGAAGAGATCGTGGTCGGCTGGGTGCAAAATGCGCTTGGCGATGAAAAGGTTGCCGAAGTTGAAGCAGCCCTCCAAGGCCAGCTCGACGAGCAGCGCAACCCAACCAAAGCGGCAGGCGTGCCCTGGGCTTGACGCTAGAATCGGTCTAACGCGCCAAGGCAATGTCAGTTCAGCCCGGCATTTACAACATCCCGTTGCAACGCCGGGCGGACTACACCGTCACGCTTCAATTCAAAGATGCCTCGGCAACACCAATCAACCTCACCAGTTGGACGGTTGCTGCACAGGTCTGGAACAAAGCCCGCACCACAAAATACGCTGACTTTACCGTCACCTACACCAACCGCAGCACCGGCACGGTTGCCATTGCATTGACGGACGAGCAGACCGCCACATTCCCGGATGAGGCGTACTATGACGTGCTCCTGACCAATCCATCCGGCCTGAAGGAGTATTACCTTGAGGGCCTGGTGTTTGTCAGCGAGGGCTACACAGCATGACCTCCGTCAATGTCACGACTGATGTCAACACCGTCACCGTATTGGATGATGGCGCAACGATCATCGTGACAACTGGCAGCGTCAGCAAAGACACGTTCGATGCACTCGAAGCACGCGTGGCTGCACTTGAAGCACTTGACATCATGTTGCTAGAAGGCTGATGGCTGTCAAATCCAAGACTGGCGCGGCTCGCATTGAGCACCAACCGGGCCCACCCAAAACCACTAGCCAGGGTTACGGCCAGCACAGCCGCCCACGGCGTCGCGGCCGCAAACCCCTCAGAGGGCAAGGCCGGTAATGGACCCCCAAACCCGTGACAACTGGCGCAAGATTCGCGACACGTTGGAAGCGGCGGGAAAGACCGACAATCATTACTATCGCAGGGCTTTGGCCATTCTTGCCGGGATGCCTGACCCCTTTGATCGTTACGATGGGATCAGGACAGGATCAGCCGATGGCGGACGAACCTAAATCGGTCGGCGGCGTGTTCGTTGCGTCCCTTCCCGCAGCCATTGCGGCTGGCATGTTCGCCATTGGTGCGTTGCTGGTCAATATGCAAATTCAATCGGCCCGCATTGAGGCAACGTTGCAGCAAATGGCTGTCGCCGTCAACGAGCTGAAGGACGATTACAAAATCCAGCTATCCGATTTGGACAAGCGGGTGCGCACGCTAGAGATTCACAAGTAACCTAAAAGCATCAACATGGACGCCATGAGCCCCGAAACCATTGCCGTTGTTGCAATCATCATTGCCGCCGGTAGCGAGATCATTGCCCTCACGCCCCTCAAATCGAATAGCTGGGTGCAGCTACTGTTTCAAGCTGCTCGGCTTATGTTCCCCAAGCAGCGCCGCTGATCAATGGCAAACGCAGCACCGATCACGCTGGAACAGTTGTTCCGGTATTACAAGGCGCTGCCGCATCAAGCTGCTGCGCTGCAACTGCTGGAGCAGGACTTGGCCGTTAATGGTTACGCCGTTGCAATGCGCCGTGATCGCGCTTGGTTCAGCGTCTGGAGTCAAGATGGCAAGCAACAGGACCTTGGCGCTGCGCTCAAGCTGATCCAGTCCTTTGAGGGCTGCCACCTTGATGCCTACAAATGCCCCGCCGGCGTATGGACTATCGGCTGGGGGAACACTCGCTATCAAGACGGCCGGCCGGTCAAGCAAGGCGACAGGATCAATGCCATCGAGGCGGACATGCTGCTTCGCCAAGAGGTGGACCGCATTGCCGCCAAGCTGGCCAAGGATGTGCCCGGCTGGAAGGAGATGGCTGACGAGCAGCGCTCGGCGTTGGTGTCGTTTGCCTACAACCTCGGTGCCGGCTTCTATGGTTCGACTGGCTTTGAAACAATCAGCCGTCGGTTGCGCGAGAAGGATTGGGCAGCCGTGCCCGATGCAATGCTGCTTTACCGCAACCCTGGCACCAGCTTTGAGGCAGGCTTGAAGCGGCGGCGTGAAGCTGAGGGCAAGTTATGGCGTGAAGGGTTGCCGCCGGTGCCGCCGCAGCAGGTTGCCAAGGTGACGCCATCGAGCCCATTTGGCACCAAGCTGTCGCCGCACTTCACGCTGGGCGAATTTGCCCTAGGTGATCCCGCCCGGCGCTTTGTGGCGCAGCATCAAGTGGACACCGCCATCGAGTTGGCCGCATTTTTAGAGAAAGTGCGCACGGCGTTCGGCGGCAAGCGCATCACGATCACTTCGGGCTATCGGCCGGCAGCCATTAACCGGGCCGTTGGTGGCGCCAGCCAGTCAGAGCACCTCTACAACGCGCCGGGCGTGGGAGCGGTGGATGTGTATGTAGACGGAGCGGACATGATGGCCGTGCAGCGATGGGTCGATCGGGAGTGGCCGTATTCTCTGGGATACGCCGCGCCGCAGTTCGTTCACATCGGGATTCGAAAGGGGCGTCCTAGGGTCCGGTGGGACTACAACTGAGCGCATGATTATCCCAGACCACGAAATCGCCCGCCTCTGTCGCCAGTCGGCGATGGTGGTGCCCTACAACGCCGACCTGCAGAACCCCGCCAGCTTGGATGTGCTGCTGGGTGACCGGCTGATGATTGAGGTGGAGGACCGGCCGGAACTGCAAATCCTTGGCATCAGCCACCACACGCAGGCCGATCCGTACTGGCTGGCACCGAATGAGTTTTGCTTGGCCGAGACGCAGGAGATCTTCAACCTGCCCGACCACATCGCGGCGCAGTTCGTGCTGAAGTCCAGCCGCGCACGCGAGGGCCTGGAGCACCTGCTGGCAGGTTATTGCGATCCCGGGTGGCATGGCAGCCGGCTGACGCTGGAACTGCACAACAGCCGCCGGTTTCACAACATCCTGGCCGCTACAACGGCGACACGCAGGTGACCGCTAGCCGCGGGTGAGTTGCAACCGCGCAATCCTTCCCGGCGCCTCAGCCGGGTCATCCATGGCGATCATCTGGTAATCATCCACCCCGTGGATCTCCGCCCAATGCTGCGCGGCGATGTGAGTAGGGAACGGCCCAACGTGCCACGGGCCGAGGTTGAGGATGTAGGTCATTGAGAAAAAAGCGCGAGGTAATTGCTGGGCTCAACAGGCACCCACCACTTCACATAGGTGCAGCGGCCGCCGGTGTGCATCACCTTCTGTTCCCAGACCACGCATAGGCCGGAGCCATCGTGGTTCATCTTGAAGCAACCGGGCGAGCAGTTGGCGGTCTCCTCCATGCTGAGCAGGTGAGCGCCGTCGCAAGGCGGATAGAAAAAGGGGGCTTGCGCCCCCGCTTGCGGGTCAGTTGATGGCACGGTTGGCGAGCATGGTGTCAGCGGTGGTCAGGCGCTGCATCAGCTGGGGCAGGATGTGAAAGTGGCGCTCGCGCTTGGCGGCTTCGATCATGTTCAGGGTCTCGGTGCGGAACTCTTGCCACTCTTGGCGCTGGGACTTGCGGGCAGGCTTGGCTGCGGGCTCAAGCACGACCACCTTGGTGGACTGGGCGAGGTTTTGAGCCTTGAAGGCGGTGATCTCGGCGGCGGTGCGGGTGGGGTTGAAGCGGGTCATCGGTCCGGTGCGGTTGATGTGTGAACTATACACCGCCCGCAGCGCATACGGCGGCGACAGGTCGGCCAGTTGACAATCCGTAACACGGGCGATTGGGTTGCACCCGCTACCGTTAGCTCAGCCGGGCTTCTGCCAGTGCGGGCATACCTGGTCGAGATCAACGCCAAGCTGATCGTCCGATCCGCAACCGATCCCTCTGAGCTGCCAGCCGACATCTACAGCCAACTGGCTGAGTTCATTCCCAGCGACGACGACATCGTTGATCTCGACGTTTCCGCCTTCCTGTTGCCTGGCCAAGATGGTGGACAAGCACCACATTGATGAGACGCGGCTGGTCACTAGGCGCTCTGCCCGTGACCAGATCCATCTCGCGTGGAACTATCAATGCGCATATTGCGGTGAAGCGCTTGGCAGGAGCCCAACGTTGGACCATGTGGTGCCACGAGCAAAGGGCGGAGGACAGCAACGGTCCAATACAATCTCCTGTTGCCTGATGTGCAATTCTCAAAAAGGCCATCGAGAGTGGCGGGAATGGTTTAGGCGACAGGACTTTTGGAGCTTTGTGAAAGAAGAAGCAATTGAGCGCTGGGTTGGCGAAGGTAGCTAATTGCTGCCTCTAGGCGGCCAATGTTGTCTGCAAAACTTCCTAGCCCCGTGTTGCAGCAATTGCATAGCAGCCCCCTCACTGCCCCAGTTGCGTGGCAATGGTCAACGGCTGCGGTCCTATCCCGGTAGGAAGTGCCTTTTTGGATGTTAAGCCGACAGCGACAAATGGCGCAGCGCCAAGACTGCCCCTCCGCCAGCTTGTTGAAAGCGTCCACCTCCAGCCCGTAGCGCGTCTTGATCAAAGCGGCTGATGTGCATTGTTTGCACCTGCCGCTAAGCTTCTCCCCTTTTTGGCGATTGAATTGATCAAAAGGCCAATGCTCGCCACATTTGCCGCAACGGCGCAAACCCGTTTGTCGCTCACTCGCTCTGCGCTGATCTCCTCGTGCGCGGGCAAGCTGCCCCTTGCCTGGAACAAACCAATTAGGAAACGGCTCCAGCTCAAGCGCCTGCTCAGGCGTTAAGCCGCTGCAAAACATCCGTTTTCTAAACAGCTTGGCTGGCTTGCCGTAATGCCTAGCAGCCGCTTCAAGGCTTGGGAAGCTGACGCCTTGCACGACAACAGGTCTTCGTGCCCTTTTGCTGTTGCTGCTCATTGCAAGCTGTGACTAGGAGCAGGCTTAGCCTAGCGGCCCACCATCTGCTCGGCGTAGAGCATCGCTTGCCAAAAATCTGAGCTGTAGCGGCAAATGCCAGCCGTGCAAGTCCGGTAGTACAGCTCTCCACCATCAGCAGGCTCTAGCGTCTCTATTGTCACGCCAGGGCACGGCTCGACGCTGCTAATCACGATGGGCTTTTGCATGGTGTAAACACCGCGCAGGACGGCGCAAATCTTCCCCCAGTTTGGCGGGATTCGGGGATTTCCATCTCACACCGGCCGCGGCCGCCTGGTGTCCAGTGGATGCAATCCCAGCACATCACCTTTGCCTCGGGCGCCACCGGCCGCATCTTGGCACGGAACGCGGTGTAGAGGTTTTGCCCGCGCTCCATTGCTTGCCGCAGGTCAACGGTGCCGGTATCAGCCACCAGCTGATGCTCGGGCTTGGGGCCGAGAATAATGTGCGCGTGCCACGTCTGGCTCGCCCGCTCACAGCTCAACAGCAGACGGCCAGCGTGTAGCGAAATCATTCGCGTTCGCCGTGTGATGGCATGTGATACAACCGCTCCAGCACCATGCTCGGCGGATCAGGTTCGTTCATGCCGTCGGCAACGAATGCAGCCGCCGGGTCGGTGATGTCTGCGGCAAAGAACACGTCCGGCCAGAACTTATCCTTCACCACCAGCAGGCTCACCCGCGGGCTGCGGCATAGCACCCAGATAGCTAGACGCTCAAGTAGTGAAATGTTAGGAAGGGTGTCCATCAGTCCAGTTTGGCGAGTAAACGACGCAGATACCACTCCGCCTTTGCCAATGAATCACCGTCGGCCTTGTGCCGTTCACGCCAGACATACTTGAACACATTGCCTTTGCAGTAGCCGGCAAATTCTTCCGGCGTCAGTGCGGCCTCGATTGCGTCAATGCATTCGATCTTGCCTTGGCGGTAGTGCGGTGGGTGGTTGATGTTGTCGGTCATCGCTTTTTAGCTTCAAGTTCGCTGGCCAGCACTGCTGCCGATCGGAGCAGTGTGGTGAGTGTCACGGGTTTCATTTTGCGGTCGCTGGCATAGCGCAATGCCCATCGAAAGCCCATGGACACGTTGCCACTTCCAAGTTCACGCGCTTGCTCGATCTCCTCACGGCTCATCCTGATGTTGACCGTAAAGTTTCGGCCCTTGCCTTTGGGGCGGCGATCACTCAGGACCATCGGCTGCCGAGCAGGAACCGACGGCAGACGGCGATGCACTGCTGCGCGTGCTTCTCTGCTAGGTGACTTTCCGCGTCACCGATGGCCATCACGCAAGCGGCGTGCAGCTCGGCGTAGGCGGTGTCGCGGAAGCTGGCCGCAATGTCGCGGCAAAACTCTTCCCAAAGGCCGGTGTAGAGCCCGTTAGTGCGGCCGCTGGCAACGTAGAGCGCGTCAAGCATATCGGCGCGCTGCTGATCAAGTTGAACGCGATTCATGGATGAGTCAAGCATTGAAGGATGTTCAGCAACTCCTCGCGGCGTGCTGAGATGTGCGGGTGACATGGCAGGTTGGCCAACTGATCAAGGCGAGCGCGGAGCAACGTGACCAGCCGCAAGCGTTCCTCCTGCTGGCCGGCGTTGAACATGCCGGAGTCGCTGATCAGGGCTTCCAGTTTGGCGCGGATGTGATCCATTAGGCGATCTCCACCACAGCACCGGGCCAGCGGTTTTCGGCGTAACGAATGGCGTGGCGTTTGGTTTCAGCGCGGGTGATCCAAGTCATTGGCCGGGCTCCTGCTGGGTAAACGATCACGCGATACTCGCGCACGCGCGCCTTAGGCCGCGGCCGGCTGATGCCATCGCCAAAACGGCCAATAATTGGCTCCTCCCATTGAAACGGCAGCATGGCGCCGGTACTTGTGTCAGACATAAATAGATGGATCGGTAACGGTTTCAGGGTTGAGCCATTCCAGCTCTTGCCACCAAGGCATCCAAGTGATGGCCGCCTTGGCTTTGGCTTCTGTCAGGCTGTGCGCCCAGATGCATTCGATCACGTTGGCCGAGCGGATCTGGAAGTAGAAGCGGCGCATTCTGGGGGTGGTCATGGCTTGAGGTTGGTATGGCAAGCAGGATGCTGCTGATGCGCCAGCGTGGCTTGGTCACGGCCACCGGCATAACCAGCGGCGTAGATGGCGAACATCACCACCAAAACGGTGATGCGGTTGATCCAAGGGTTGTTGATCATGGTGGGTGGGTGTGGGTAAACGCCGGATTGGGTGCGGCTCCGGCTGGCCGCGTGGGATCATGCCCCGGCAGGCCCAAGTCGGTAGCCGGGGGAGAAGATCAGGAACTCGTCGTTCCAGCCCAGATCCTTCACCGTGACAGGCGCAGCGGTGTAGTAACCGATCGCCGAAACGGTGACATGCACTTCATCCCGATCAACCACTGCGTAGCTGATGGGATTGCGCCAATCAGCAGGATCGGCAACCTTGGCAAAAGCAGCATCAAGCTGCGCCTCAGTGAACGGAGTGCCAGTTTCCTGAAGGATCAGCATCTGAAGCGCAGCCTCTGGGCTGCCGAGTGGAGGACCGTTTGCCTCCGGTGACCTAAGTATGCTGCACCGCGGGCAGTGCATCATCCCCCGTGTGACATTTGTTCATGTGGCTGCGATCGGCTTCCCGCGACCGCCTCTCATTTGCTTCGCGCAGCAATGCCAGCCGA